AAATGGGCTAAAGATTTAATAGATATATGTGCCGCCTTTCCCGCGCACCCCAATGATGACGTAGTAGACACATGCACCCAAGCGTGGTTAAGATTACGAAAAGGTTGGTTCGTTGGGCATAGCGAAGACCCAGAAGAAGACGAAATAAACGAAGCTAAGAGGATGACAATGTATGGCTGATCCAAATATTATCCCGTTCACCGAAGGCGCACCAGCCGATGACCTGCTGATCGAAGAGCTGCCAGACGGCGATGTTTTAATTGGTGATCCTGAATTAGACATGATGGATGAAGTTGACACCGCTCAATTTGACATCAATCTCGCAGAGACAATTGATGAGAAAGAGCTATCCCGAAAGGCGCGTGAGCTGGTCAGCTTTTACGAGAATGACCGCGAAGCTAGATCAGAGTGGGAGGAGCGTTACAAGGATGGCCTCCGCACCCTAGACCCAGACGGCGGAATGGATGAGGGCGAATCTGAGAGAGCGACACGCGGCCTGTCTGTTGTTGTCCACCCACTGATTGCTGAAGCCGCAACACAGTTTAATGCCAAGGCAATCGCAGAGCTTTACCCGTCAGGTGGCCCAGTCAAATCTGTCATCATTGGCGATCCAGATGAGAAAGTCGAAGAGCAGGGCCGCAGGGTCAGAGAATTTATGAACTACCAGATCACGCAGGAAATGCCTGAGTATTTCCCTGATCTGGATCAGATGCTGTTTCACCTTCCGCTGATCGGCCACACGTTTAAGAAGGTTTGGTGGGATGCCAATCTAGACCGCCAGTGCAGTTCGTTTGTTAAGGCTGAAGACTTCGTCGTGGCTCCAGAGAGCAAAGATTTATACACCAGCCCACGCTACACCCACGTCATCCGAATGCCCAAGAATGACTTCAATCGGTACGTCAAGAACGGATACTACCTGCCGACAACGTATGGTTCGGGCGATAGCATTGACCCGTCAGGCGATGTGATCGGTGAAATCGAGGGCGTTGATCAGTACGATGACAGCAACGATGACGTGATGACACTGCTCGAAATGCACGTCTATGATTTGTTCGACGGCATTGACGGCGAGGAAATGGACGATGACGATGACGATGACAACGCAGTTGCAATCCCATATGTGATCACAATTGATTATGAAAACCAGAACGTAGTATCAGTTCGACGTAACTGGAAAGAAGACGACGAAGAAAAGAAGCGCCGCGATTGGTTTGTTTCGTACAAATTCCTACCGGGATTAGGCTTCTACGGTTTCGGCCTGTACCACATGATCGGTGGATTGGGCAAAGCGGCGACAGGATCGCTCCGCGCATTGCTCGACAGTGCAGCATTCTCAAACATGCAGGGTGGCTTTAAGCTGCGTGGCCGTGTTCAGGGCGGCGACATGCAGATCAGCCCCGGTGAATTTGTTGACCTCGACAGCACCGTGGATGACGTGAACAAGGCCATCATGCCACTGCCGTTTAAGGAGCCGTCAGGTTCCCTGTTTAATCTGCTTGGCTACATGGTCGATGCAGGCCAGCGTTTTGCCAGCACGGCAGACCTAAACATTGGTGACGTAAATCCCAATGCCCCAGTCGGCTCTACGGTTGCCCTAATTGAGCAAGGCTCCAAGGCATTCAGCGCGATCCACAAGCGTCTTCACTACGCGCAGGGACAAGAATTTAAACTCCTTGCGGGGCTGAACGCTGAGAATCTCCCCGATGAGTTCAGCTTCTCGCAGGCTGGAGCTGCGGCGGTTATCTATCGTTCCGACTTTGATGACAGGATCGACATTGTCCCAGTGTCTGATCCAAACATCTTCTCGACAGCCCAGCGCATCGCGCAGGCCCAAGCTGTCTTGGAAATGGCACGATCAGCGCCGCAGTTCCACGACCTGTACCAAGCATACAAGCGGATGTACGAAGCTATCCGCATTCCCAACATCGATGAAATACTGAAGAAGCCTGAAGACGCTGTTCAGATGGACCCGATTGATGAGAACATGAGCGTCCTGTATGGCAAGCCAATTCGCGCTTTTCCAGATCAGGATCACGAATCTCACATTGCGGTTCACATGCAGTTTCTGCAAGACCCATCACTGGCGGGTAATCCCGGTGCGGCGGCTATGCAGCCTGTGTTGGTTGCCCACATTGCTGAACACATTGCGCTTCTGTATCGCCAGAGAATGGAGGCCAGCATTAATATCGAAATGCCAGCACTGCCAAACTTCAAAGACCCAGACTTCAAGTTTGCTGCTATTGACCCAGAGATGGATCGCCTAATCAGCCAGAGGGCCGCGCAAGTTGTGCAGGCAGCTCCACAGATGAAGCAAATCCAAGCATTGACTGGTGGCCAACAGCAGGGCCAAGATCAGGGCAATCCGCTGCAATATGCACAGCAGTTAGCGCAGCTTGAAACGGAAGCCCTCAAGGCCCGTACAACGGCGCAGATTGAGGCGGATCAGGCCAAGGCGAGATCAAGCATTGAGATCAAGCAGGCTGAAGCGCGTCAGGACATGGAGATCGACGCGGCCAAGGCGCAGCAAGACATGCAGGCCAAGATAATGAAGCTGGAGGCAGAGTTGCAGCTAGAGCGTGAAAAGAATGCAGCTAAAATCCAGATGGAGGCAATGAAGAATGCAAACCCCACAATCCTATAACTTGCCGCCAATTAACCCCGAAGCGTTTGGTGGGTTACCACAGGAAGGTACACCCCAAGCGGGTGGGCCGCAGGGCGCTCCGCAGGGCGAACCAGTTATGGATATGAACCAGTACCTGATAGACAAGGTCATGGAGATTAAGCAGCGCATGGGCGCAGGAGGCGCTGGGGTAGGCGCGTTAGGGGCAATGATGCAACAACAGCCGCAACAACAGCCGCAACAACAGCCGCAGCCGCAGCAAGTGGGGATGGTCTAATGGAAAACGATTACACACCCGGCGCGTTTGCAGATATAAACCTGCGGCCAGTTGACGTAGACCTTCCGATCTCAGGTGGGATCAGATATAATGCTGGACCTGATCGTTCTAAGGCAGAAATTGATATCAATAAAACATTTCAAGGCGATTTTGGATCAATCACCCCGTCAATTGGATATACTGATGAGAGAAGTAATTACTCAGATGGACCTGCGGATATAAGCAATAGGGCAAATACTATCCGTGTTGGCGTTGATGGTGAGACTTCATTGGGTCCAGTTGATTTACAGGGATCAGCAATGGGTAGCAGGACAAGATCAAACCAAAACGTCAGCATTCCAGAATATAACCAATATTTCAACAATCCAAATGTTGGTACGTTTACTAAGATCGGCGTTGGCGCACGAATGGGCTTGTTTGATTTCAATGCAAGCCGCGAGAAAAGAACTGGTTCTGACCCATTTTATTCTGGCACTGTTGGGATGAATGTTGGTAGGGGCGGAAGATTAGAATACTCTGATACCAATGTTGGTGGCCCAACTATTGGCTTTAATTATAAAATGGAGTTTTAAAATGGGTGGAGTTTGTGGCGGTGGATTTGATAGCGTTGGTTCAGCTAATACACCGGGTAATGACAGAACAGAGGAGTCTGGCAATAGTTTAAAAGAAATTCTTGCCAACTTTTTTACCCCCAACGATAATATGAAATACGAAGACGGTGTCTTAATGAATACCTCACAGGGTGAAGGCAAACACACAAAAGTTAGAGATGAAGCAGGCGCTTTTACGAATATACCAGACAAATCTAATATCAACGTCACTAACACTAACACAGACGACAGAATATTTAACACTGATGATATAGCTACGTTTGAAAAACAAGAAAACAGCCCAAAAGAAAATTTGGCCAATCTTCTTAAACCTTTTGATGGGGCGAAATACATTGGCGGAAACCTGATCGAAGAAAAAACTGGGCGATCACTCACTGGCGGCGGCTACGTCACCAACAAAGCTGGTGTAAAGCAATACGTCTACGGCGTAGCTGATGACTTCGCCAACAACGCCGCACTAGAGCAAGGTGGAATGTCCAACAAAGATTATACCCGTGCGCTGGCAAGGCAGTCGCAGCTTCAGAATATCGCACCGTCCGAAGCAGAATATTTTACCTCTTTATTACCGAGCTTGGTTGTTCCGGGGATTGGTGGTTTCATTGGCAACTTGGCGCTTCAGGGCGGCATTAACGCCAGACGCGCAAATATGGATCAGCATCAAGCAGCATTGGATGGTGGCGCAACGCCAGAAATGAGTGAAGATGGCAACACCTACTTAGGGTATAATAAAGACGGTACGTTTATGCCTTATATAGAAGAGCCTACTGCCCCTGTCGTAAACACAGAGCAACCCTATGATAACGACAGCCAAGACCCGCTGCTGGACCCCAACCGTGGCGCATTAAACCCAGAGATTATTGGACGGCCAGTCGATGGCTATGGGCCAAATTTTGTTGGCTCTGGTAGCGATCAGGATATTGTGACAACACCCCTATCAAATGAAACTCTAAACGAATGGTATAATGAATCGGGACAGGACGGAATACTTCGTGGTAAGTTTTTAATTGATGTGTTGCCGGGGCTACGCGATAAAAATCCCAACTTGACCAAAAAAGAAATTGATGATGCGTTTTTATTATACAAACTACGAACAACAACCATAAACAACCGACTACAAACAACCATAGCAAATTAATCAATTGATGTTAAGGTAACCGCAAATTAGTAATAGAACAGGAGGCCGTAATGCCTAATATAAATGAAAACCCAGACTACCAATTGGTTATGAAGTTTCTTCAAAACATTCGCCCCGGTGATATGGATGAGGAATCTGCGAATGAATTGATGATGATTGGCCAGCGCATCCAAGGTGGTGGCGAACTTAGTGATATTGAGCGCGAGATGTTTGAGGAAGTTGTTGGCGCTACGGACAGGTTCCCAGTTGAGCGAATGGATACGTTCCCACGGGGCGGTACAAACCCAGATATTATGGATTCTAATATGGGTGCAATGTCTGAAGCTGAGAGGCGATTGGCAATGGATACAGCGATGCCAACAAATCTTACTCCAGAACAAATGGATCAGTTTATGGCTCAAAAGAATAATGCAGTATCTATGGACGCTGGAAGAGTAATGAGCATGGAAGACGCAATCGCCGCAGGCATCGTTGCCCCAACAATGCGTCCACAGGCACGTCCAGCGGCCCCAATGACATCACCGCGCCCACAAATGCGCCGATAAGGGAGGCTATCATGGCTGAAGTAAATGTAGAAAACATGGAAGACAACGCCACTTTGTTTATGAGCAAAATGGGTTTTAGCCACGACGAAGCTGGGCTTGATATGACTGACGACCAGTTGGTTAACTTCCTGCTCTTGTGTCACCAGACAATGATGGGCGTCGATGACGAAGAAATGTACGACGACGAAGAGATGTACAGCGATGACGAAGAAATGATGGAAATGCCACACGGCAAGGACATCAAAGTCAAAGTTATGAAGCTGGACGGCGGCAACGTGCATGAGATGATGAACAAACTTCTAGGAGGCTAATATGCCATACAGTAAGTATTCTCCAAAGCAAAAGAAGCTGGCGGCAGTCGCAGGTAATAAAAAGAAAATTAC